TTTCTCGGCCCCCGAGTCGGCGGACTTATATTCGGCTAGCGCGCAATCGACGGCAACGTTCAATTGGGCAAGATACGGCCCGGCGGCCGCGGCAGCGGCGGGATCGGCCACGTCAAGAAACAGATTGGCGGCCGGCAGAATATCCGCCAACGCGATAGTGAGCGCGGTTTGGCAGGCGATGAGAAACAGTGTGGCCATAACGGCAAGCGAAAGGCCGAGGTACTTTACGATTTTTTTGATCATGATTTTTCCTTTATTCTGAATTCTGGATTCTGACTTCTTTTACTCCGGCCCACCCTTGATCCGGATGCGCCCGCGCCCCTTATAGCTGGCGGCGCGGTCCAACTGATCGCGCCAGGAGGCCGCGACCCTTTTGCGATTGATGGGCGGTTTCCTTTCGGTCTCTTGCAAGAGCATCAGCGGAAAATCTTTGGGCAGCATGGGCTCAGCCGGGGGCCGGGCGCTGCGATTCGCAATCGTCGACGCGATCACGCCCGCCAGCCATTCGGCATGTTTCTGGCGGCTGTAATGCTGCAAGAGGAGCGCCCACCATTTGCGGAGGTTGAGCCGATAGAATTGGTCCTCGGTTAAACCGAAGGTGACGATGGCGATGGACCAATAGTGCTCCCATTGCTCGGGGCCAGTTAGCGGGATGTCGGCGCGGCGTCCCCGGTCTTTGCCGCGTCGCCGGAAGGGTTTTGCGCGAGCTGCTTTTTGGTCGGCAGATACGCGATATAGGACGCCTTGATGGCCTCGAAAATCGAGGGCGTGGTATCGAATCGAATGAGACGCCCGGCGTCGGCCAAGGCCATCTTGGGCTGGTGCAATTTCAAGCAGGCGGAAAACAGCCCGAGCAATTGAGTGGCATCCACGCCGAGGGTAAACAACCCCGCGATGCCATGCAGCAAATTCACCCGGTCGCCCCCGGCGCGATATTTATTGATCAGGCCCTCGGCGTCGGCAATCGCGACAAAATCGTAGGCCAGCTTGTACGTCTTGTCATCGATTACGAGTTCCACCACATCGACCAGAGGATCGGGGTGGGCGGCGGCATTGGCGACCGCCGCGCGCTTGCGTTTAATGGCTCGGGCACCCACGTTTTAGCTGCCTTCGATTTCCGTGATCGGCCCGCTGATTTGCAGAGTGAATTTGTCGCCGATGATCTTGTTGGTCTTGATATCGGGCGACATGCTTTCGACGTAGGCACTGAACATGCGCGCGTCGGGATAGCTGGTCTGCCCGGCGGCGGTGTTGATGGGAAACACCACCAGGTATTGCAGCTTAGTGGGCGCGGGCGTGGCGTGATAGCTGGCCAGCACGGCGGCCTGGCCGGCGTCGGTGGAAACGCGATTGAGATCCACGTTTAGCTTGCCCGGATCGGCCAAGGTGGCGACGAATTCCTTGGCGGTCGATTGCAAATTCGTGGCGTCGTCGAATTCGTTCTTGTCCGAGAATTGCGCGCCCTTGGGCTCGCCGATTTCGACCCAGGTGGGCGGCGAGGTCGCGGTGGCATTGACGTAAATCAGGGTGCCTTGCGAGCTCTGGGATTTCGAGCCGGTATAGGTCGCCGGCGTGGGATAGGAAAAGGTTCCGAACAGGAGCACGCTGGCCGCGGCAAGCGCGAGCAGGACGCCCGGTAGGGACACCGATAGAGTGAGCAAGAGGAACATTTGGTTTTTCTCCTTGGGGGTTATTGCTGAAACAGTACGGCGTATTCGAGCGATCGCACATAGCTGTGATTGGCGTCGCTGAAACCTGACAGGCCGGAAAATGGCAGGCGGTAAATTCCGGCGACTAGCGTTTGATCGGGGTCGGGAAACTTGCCGCTAAAACCGGGATCGAGAATGGCCTCAATGGCGCGGGAAAGCTGATCGCGTAACAGAGCCGTCACACCATGGCAAGCGATTTCCACCTGCCACTCGATCCAGCCGGGGCCTTGCAAATTGTAGTCGATGGGCGCAACGATATCGCGGAAAGCCCAAGCTTGCGGGACGGCCGGGCTGATTAAATCGGTGGGCTGCAGGATATCGGGAAAGCCGCCGGGCAAGACGATGGAAGGCGTCAAGGCGGCGAGGCCGGCATTGATGTACATCAGCAGCCCCTGCTGGATCACGCGGCGACCGCCATGTCTTTCAACCACCAATCCCACAAAGCAGAATCGGCGGCCGCGTAGTTCGTCCAAGGGCGCTGCCAGCCGCGCGCGATATAGGTTTTCGACATCGTGGCCCAAGGCTCGATGGGCAGGCGGTCGAGCAGGAAAACATTCAGCGGCGGCGTGATCCAGCCCTTGATCACCTCGGGATGCCTGCGCTGCCAATCGCTGAACCCGCCGACGCCGTTGTGGGCGTGCGGGATCATCGGATCGTCGGCAATGGAGGCGAAAGCCGAGCGGCGCATCAGGCCGATCCCCCCGATCATGTCGCAGGTGGCGTAGCCGGATCGCGATGGATCGGTGACCTTGTGCTCGGGCGCGTCGTGGCGGAAACCGGCCATCCAAGGCGCGGGAGTACGCGAAGCCGGCGGCTCGATGCCAAGCAAGCCCAGCTCGGGATGCGCGGCCATCACGGCGAGCGCGGCGGTAAGCCAGCCGGGCGGGACGATGGTATCGTTATCGATCTTGGCGAAGATGGCGGGGCCATCCTTGCTCAAATACCGGGACATCACCGCGACCGGACCCTCGTTCCGCCAATCCTCATGGACGATCACATTAGCCAGGGCGGGATCGGTGTTGCGGCGCAAGGCGGCCAGCGCGGCGTGCGTGAAAGCCTCGCGCTTGTAAACCGGGAACAAAATATCGATCATGGGGATTCTTTCAGGCCGCTCGGATCGCGGCGATGCGGCGGCGGATGGCGGTGAGCGATGCCCCGTGCTCGCGCTCATGCGCCATGCGGGCCGGGCCATCGGCCCAAGGCAAATTCGTTACCGGAACATCGATCAGATGGAGCGCGCGGAGACCGGTGAAGACGCGGTCGGCCTCGCGGCGAAACAGCTTGTCATCCATCGAAAAATTGGCGGCCGCGTATCTCTTGAAAGCGTGCATGCCATACACGCGATGAAAAACGGCGCCCCAGCCCACCAGCGCGATTTGATCGGGATACTCGTCGCGCTTCCATTCGGGCATATTGCAGGTGATCGCCATGGGCCGATAGGCGGCCAGGACGGCGGCGACATCGACGACGCAATCGTCATCCTGGGTATAAACGATGTCGTGATCGGCCTGGCGCACGCCCTCATAGCGCTCCCAAACGCCGGCGAAGCCGCGGCGGATCACGATGTCCTCGATCCCGGCGGCTAAGATGGGCGCAAGGCATGGGCCGAGATCGACATCGCCGCGCGTGACAATGACAGCCGAAACCTGATGGGCAAGACTCACAGCATGTACTCCGATTGATCGCGGATGAAATGCTCGGCGCATCCCAGAGCATCGATTTCGATTTGCGATTTGTAGCAGGCCAGGGCTTGTAGTTTTTTGCGGAGCATGCGCCCGGTGTAATCGACGCGGCGCCCTCCGGTAGATTTGCCGCGCGTGGTGTAAGTCAGATAGTAGTGGATGACCGAACCCCGGAAAACCTCGCGGCCCAGCCGGGCAATCAAATTATGTTGCGGATGGCCGCCCGGCTCCTCGGCCGGCAACCAAACCGTGGTGGGCTGGTAAACTTGCAACGCGGCCATGGCCTCGCCGTTGTCGGGCGCGCTATCGGAAACGCCGCCGAATTTCAGCGCGCAGCCCATAATAAGCATCGCCTCGAAATCCTCATGCCGGCGCTCGCTGATGCTGATACCCCGCTGAACATAGCTGTCAAACACGGTCAGGACCAGCGGCTGGTCGCGCTGTAGAGTAAACGCGCCGAATAGGACGGCGTCGTCGTTATGCGGGCTGACAAACAATTTCATTGGGTGTCTTGCAAAAGCGCCGAAGCCACCAATAGGGGTCCCGTATAAGTGGTGCCGCCCGATCCAGCGGGCGCGTTCTGAATCTTGACTTGCAGCAGGGCGGGAGCGGCGCAGCCGGTTTGCGTCAGGGCGGGAAAGGCGGTGAAAACGGCCGCATTCGCCGTTCCGCTAGCAGCCACGGCCGCGGTAACGGTTTGGGCGGTGTTATAGGTGAAGGTGTTGCTGTACAGAACCGCGCCGGCCTCAGAGCAATAGGTGGAGATGTTCCATTGCACATTGCCGGTCCCGCTATAGTTGCCTGCCCAGAGCAAAGTGACGGTGATGCCCGCGCCGCTATTCCAGCTGGCGGGCAAGAGATGATGCAGCACGGCATAGCCAGTGCCGTTGGAGGGGAACTGATAGTAACAGGGATTATCGTCGGCCGAGCCGGTGATGCTCACGCCTTGAAAAGTGAAACCGCCCGCGCCCCAATTCCCTTGGGTATTGTCGCGGGTGCAAAGATTGTATTCGAAGGTCTCGGCGGCCTGGACGGACCCGCCGCCGCTGGACCGGCGGACGCTGGCGGGCGGCGCGAAATAGACAAAGATGGCGCCTTGCGCGCCGGCAACCGATTGCCCGCTGATATTCAGCGTCAAGGTTCCATTCAGCGGCGCGGCGGTGATGCTGAAAGCCGCAGGCACGCTAGCGCTCAAAGACGCCGCGGCGCCGGCCAGGACATCGATGCCATTGCCGTTCACCAGCGTCACGGCATAAGCGGCGGTGGGCGCGGGTGTACCGGGCACGATCTCGACGGTTTGAATCTGGTAGCCTTGGACGCGCGCGTCCAGCGTTGTGGTGGAAACCACGGTGGCGGGAACGGCGCCCGTGCTGGCGTCGCCGGTCCAGGTGAGCTTCAGAAAATAATTCGGGCCAACGCCCATGGTGCTCAGAGCGGCGGTCACCGATCCGGCGGCCCCGGCGCGCGGCGCGGCGGCGAAAACCAGCAATGCAATCAGCAGCAGCTTTTTCATCGAAATCTCCTCTTATGCGGACTGGCGAATAGCTTCATTTTCTTTATGCTGTTTCAGCTCGCGCTCGCGATCACGCAAGTGATGGATCAGGGCGAGGCCGGACCGGTCGGGAAACTGGGCCGTGTTGCCGGCGCGCTGGAATAGCGCTGCGTCGGACAGTACTAAACGATGCTGGCGGCAGACGACCTCGCCGGTATCGACCGGAAAGGGGCAAGCGCGATCGCCTTCACACTGCAATTGGAACCTCCCGGTTCAGCAAATGCCGAAACATATAACGGGCGCGCGCGGGCTGGATTTGCTGCCGCCGCGTGCGCCGGTCAAACAGCGGGTCCAGGGCGCTGCCAAGATGGATGTACGTGCGCTCGGGGAACCGCTCCCAGCAGCGCGCTACCGGGATGTTGCCGGCCATTCCGGCGCCGTACAGCAGGATCTCGAAATCGTTTTGAGCCAGATATTCGCCCAGCGCATCGGCCCAATGAAAAAGGCCGCCCATGGGAACGTCTAGAAACTCGGCGCGCAGCATCAGCGCGGCACCCGCATGCGTGGCCGGTCCCATATACAGCTTGCGCCGGGGATCGTCTTGCACCGCGCGATAGAAATCTACCAGCGGCGCGGATTCGCGCATCAGGAGCAAAGCTTCAAAGTGCAGCCAATTGCGGGGGACACTGCCGACCAGCGCGCGATAAAGCGTCGCATAGCGGGTGTCGGGCTTGGAATCGTCGAATGTGGCTGAAAGCCAATCGCCCAGGTAAACGTTCTCGCCGTGCTTGACCGATTCCCATACACGCAGCAACGCCAGACCGAGCGTGGGCGAGTAGCCCTCGCCATCGCAAGTTTGCCCGCTATCGCCGCGCATGCATTCCATGGCGCCATCGCCATAGCGCAGGAAAAAGAACGGCAGCCGCTCGCGAATCCGGCCGGTGAGCAGCCACGCGCTTTGATCGGCGGTTAGGGACGTGTGCATACGGCTCCATAGCCCAGCGGGAATTTGAAATTGCCGAGAACCACCTCGGCGCGGCGCTCATGGATCAGGATCGCGAAACCGGCCTGGCGCAGCAGTTGTTCCATGCCGGCCCGGGTCCAGCGCCAAAGGTCGGTGGGCTCGACCTCGTCCCAATTGGTGGGATAGGTGAGCAAGAGATGACCGCCGGGCTTCAGCGCCGAATAGATGCCGTGGCGCAGGATATCGAGGGGCCGATCGACGTACTGCAAAACTTGATTGCACATCACGGCGTCGACGTAACCGCCGGTGAGATGACCGCCCTTTTCATACGGGATGTAATCGCCCGAAACCAGATCGCGATAGGGCTGCTGGCCAGCGCCGAAATCGAGAACGCGGCCGGTGAGACAGGCGGCGTGCTTTTCCATGAAGGCGCGGATGCTGGCGCGCTCGACTTGGCGGATCGGATCGGCGCTAACCGCGCGGCATCGTAGATCGGCGAATAATTCGATCATTTGACCGCCTCTAAGATGGCCATGATCTTGGATCGCCGTTCGTGCGGCGCGCCGTATTCGATCAGATTCCAAGCACGGATGCGAAATAGCGCCGTGATCCCGTAGGCCTGGCCGAAACGCCCGCGCTCGCCGCGCGGATTATTCCAGTCCTCGCAAAAGTAGTAGCGGTCATCCATGGTCCAATAACTTCGGTGGGTGGGATCGGCGAAAGCGCCGGGATTCACGCGGCCATCCGGCAAGTAAACGCACGGCACGGCAAGGTCAAGGATGCCGCCGGATTTCAGGACGCGATGCGCCGAATTCATCGCGCGGATCTTGCTGGGCAAGTGCTCGAAAATATCGTGCGCGAAAATTTCGTCGATCACCGCTGCGCCCCAGGGCCAGGGCCGGGCGAGATCCACCAGATGATCGCAGGGCGGTGCCTGATCGACGTTGACATAGCCGGGCTTGTGATCGTCGCTGCAACCGAGATTCAATTTCATCGAGTGGCCATTTCGAAGCCGTGGATTTCGCGGAAAATGCGCTGGGCGTCGCTGATCGGCAACCCCCGGCCATCGGGGCGGAATGTACTCTTCAGCGACTTGTGATCGACGACGCACCCGTCATAGAGCCCGACCTGAAGGCCCGCCGACCGCACGCGATAACAGTAGTCGTCGTCATCGCCGCCGTAGCATTTGAAGCGCTCGTCGAGCAAGCCGATTTCATCCAGCGTGGTGCGCGGAATGAAAACGCAGACGAAAGGAATGGTGAAACCCAAGATGGGGCGCAAGGCGAGGGCGGCCCGCGGGGCGTGCTCGGGCGAGTTCGATGGGCCGACGACGGCGGCGGAAACGATGCCGAAGAAGGGGTCATGAAGGGCGATCGCTTGCATAGCGGTGAAGCCGCCGGGGGTTACCAGCATGGCGTCGTCATTCAGCAAAATAACGTCGCTGGGCTGAGCGGCGGCGATGCCGATATTAATGTTGCGCGCAAAGACAAAGGGTTTCGCGCCGGGGATCGTGCCGGCCGTTTGATAACCCAGGCCATCATCGACGACGATCGCGTCAAGGCTGCGATCCTGCATACGGATCGATACCAGGCAGGCCGCAAGGTTTTCATTATTGCGGCTCGGAATGATGACGGTTAACTTGTTTGCCATGAAAAATCCTTCAGCGGCAGCCAGCTCACGCTCGGGGTTTTGCGCGGCAATTGGCGCGGGCTGGTGTTTCCGGAGTGAGCCGTGAAATACATCAGATCTTGATCGGGCTCGGTGATCAGTTGCCTTTCGCGGACGGCGGCGCAAACGAAAGCCTCATCCTGGCCGCATTGAATTTCCTCGAAGCGGTGCTTGGCCCAGAAGGCTTTCGTGTAACAGAGCGACGTGCCCAGCGCGGCGCCTTGCGGCGTGGGCGATTGATACTGCCACCAATCTTTCCCATTGGTGACTTTCATGGTGTGATAGCCGGTCACGCTCTTGCCGCTGGCGAGGAGCTTTGCTATCTGACCGGCCAGACGGCCGGGCTCGGAATGATCGTCATCGTCAAAATGAGCGATGACGCCGGCGGCCACGGCGCATCCGGCGTTGCGTTTGGCGCCGACGTTCTTGGGCACAAAAAGCACGCGGCAATCCGGCAGCGCAATATCCCCGAGATCGTCACTCGAATCGGCGACGATGAGCAGCTCGCGATTCGCATAGGTCTGCGCCGTGTAGCACGCGACGGCGTGCGGCAACCACTCGCGGCGGTTCTTGGTTAGCAAGAGGCAGGTAACGAGAGGCTCAGACATTGTCACCGATCAGCTCACACGTGAGCTCCTGATATTTTTTGCAGCCGGGATCGCGGGGCTGGGCGGCCGAGATCAGATACACATTGCCGTCGACGTCTTGAAATCGTTCGCTGGCCTGGCGGCCGGGCGCGACGTAATTGATGATGGCCAGCATCCATACCTTCGAAACGTCCTGGCCGCCCTTGATCACATCCTCGGCGCGGATGGCCTTGAGCGCGGCCCAAGCGGTGTCGGGCGGATCGGCAGCGGCCCAAGTGACGGATGCGCCGGCGGCGGTTTGCGCGGTAACGGGCCCCAAGAAAGTGATGGACGTATTCAGCTCGCCGGGATCGATGGTGGGCTCGCCGGTTTCGCGGTCGTATCGGATGGGCATCAGTACCTCAGATCGCGGACGGGCGAAAGAATGTCTTTGATGCGCCGCGGCACTGCGTTCGCATCGGGAATGCGCTTGGCATACCAAAGGCTGACAAGGCCCTTGATGCCGGTTCGGATCAGCGCCCAATGGCGCGGGTTCGCGTTGGGCGCGTTTACCAATAGCGCGGTCACATTCTGGACACCGGTGGACGTGGGCCAGCGCAAGTAGGCGTATCCGCTGGGAGGCGAGGTGATGGCCGAAATCACGGTGGTCAGATCTCCGCCATTGCGACCGGCGCCGGGGATCGTGATGGGGCGCCCCACATCGGTAGCTTGAAAAACGTAGTTGCTGCTTTGGATCATGTTCGCCTCAGCCGGGCTGCCAGCCGGGGCCGTGACGCTGATCGGGATCGCGTAGCCCACCGTGTAGTTGATTTGCAGGGCATTGACCACCACGCGCGCGACCGGCCACATCTGGCCGAAGAGCGGCGTCAAGCGAGCCGGATTGGATTGCAGATCGGCGATGTAATCGGTGTCCTCGACCATCTGAGTGACCTCGCCGTTGGCGTTCTGATACTCGAAAAGATCGACGCTCATGACGGGCGGATAGGGCAAGCGGATGGCGTAGCGGATGCCTACCAGGACCGCGTTGGACCCGCTCACGAAGGGGCTGGAAACTTTCTGGCCGGCCAGCTTCAAATCGATATAGCCGGGGAAAAAATCCATATACAGCGACCATTGCTGCTGTACGAATGGACGATTGGTATAGGCCTCGGCCCAGCTCCGCGCCGTCGCGGCAAGATCGATGATGGTTCCGTCTTGCGAGGTATCGGCGGCGTCGACGCGGAGGAACTGTTTCAGCTCCGCGAGGGACACCGGCTCGACGGGCGGCGGCGCGATGAGGATCAGGGCCATCGGATGTTACGCCGCTTGTTTCGCGGGCGCGTCGGTCAGGATGGTGCAGAGCCCGGATTCCTCCCAAGCATCGGCGACGGCGGCGGGAATGGAAACCTCGGAGCCGGGCGGAAACGAGAAGTCGGATTTGAATCCGCGCTTCACGTCGCCATAGCGATCCACCCGCTTGTGATTGGCGATCACGGCAGCGATGGTTTCGGGTTTCAGTTTGACGTTGGCTTTCGCCGCGCGCTCATTCATGCGGGCCGCAATCTTGGTGTACTTCTTGTCCAGGGCGGCGGTGTCCGGATCGGCTAAACCGGCGATGGGCGTTAAAATTCTGACTCGTTTCTTGCTTGTATCGGGCATTGATTTTCTCCTTTGGTTGAAATTGGCGCGCGGGATCGCGAGACCCCGCGCTGGTTTTTGTAAATGGATGCTTAGCTCGCCGACTGCTGCATGACCGCGATGGGATGGGTTCCAGCGTCGATCAGGTTCGAATCGAAGCGCATGAAAGCGGTGTAGGCGATCTGCAAATAGTCGGCATAACGCTCGACCAAACGCAGAACAGTGACGCCGCCGGCGACGCGGCGAAGCTTGAAGGTATTCATGTCGCCGTACAGCAAGCTATAGGCGCCGGCAGCGGGCACGGCCATATCCTGGTTGATGATATAGGGCGTGTCGAGAATCTTGGGCTTGCTGACAGTGATGTCGACGCCGGCGCCTTGCTGGAAGGACGCGGTCAGGCCGGGCTGCCAGAGCGGGCGCGATTCGCCGTCCACCAACAGCTTAAGCAGCTTGAGCATGGTATCGGAGAACATCCAGCGGGTTCCCGCGTTGTAGCGGTAGTCGGGGTCGACGGCGTGTTGCATGTTGACCAAATTCGCGTAGGCGATGGAGGCGGTGTTGCCGCTGCCCAGGGTCACGATGTTGTCGGCGGCGACCGCGGCGGTGACGATGCCGGTGGGCTGCGCGGTGCCGGTTCCGATGGTGCACATGTTGTTCAGCAAGCGGCCCAGGCGGGTGCCGAGCAAGCGGGCGGTGAGTGCGTCCAGATCGAAATAGCTGTCCTCCAGCAAAGCGATGGGGATCAGCACGATATCGCTGGAGCCGATGTAGGCGTTGAAAGTGACCTGATCGAAAACGAAATCGGTTTCGGTGAGCTGGACGTTTTGGCCGATGATGCGGCCCTTATTGGTGGTATCGTTGACGGTCGGCCAGGGCAGCACGTTGCCGGTGCCGGTCGAAAATTCACCCACCACGCCCTCAATGCCGCCGAACCACAGCATGGCTTCCTCGAGCAAATCCGAGAAGCCCTGCGGGACCAGGTAGCCGCCCGCCGCGCCCGTGGTGCTTTGCGCGTTTTGGATGGTGAGCTTCTGCAGCAGGCTGGCCTCGGCGGGGTCCATGCCGCCCACGCCGCTGAGGATATGGCCGGGCTGCGCGAGATAGTTGTGAAAGGAGCGCTCGTGTGCGTCCTTGGTGTACAGCTCCTGGCGCGCGCGCAGGGCCTTGGGGCCTTTGCGGAACTGCGCAAGAAATTCCTGCGTCAATTCACCGATGTCGCCCAGATCGCTGATGCCATCCGGATTATTCGGCCTGCTGTTGGCGGCCAGTTTCTTGCGCCAGGCGTCCATGCTGGCGTCGCTGGTTTCGCTGGCTTTGGCGGCGGCGATCTTGGTGTCGAATTCGTTGTGATCGGCGGCCAGCTTTTCCCATTGCTCACGCTCGGCGCTGGTGCGCGGCGTCTTGGATTTGTCCCAATCGGCGATGAAAGTTTCCATCTGGGATTCCAGACGGATTTGTTCATTACGTAAAGTTTCGGATTGCTTCACGGTGTTTCTCCTCGGGTTTGTCGTTGGTGAATTGCCAGGCCGGCGGAGTGCTTTGGCATCCGTTGCGCCGCTCGCCGCGACCGGTTCGGCTTAGGCCGGGGGCCGGGGCGCGGCTTGAAAATCGGGGGCTGGGAAAAAATCGGGTGACGTGGGGTCGCCATGTCACCCATTTGCATGAACCCTAAACTGGCTGCGTGCCCTCTCGGGGCGGGCCGCTTATAGGCGGACCTCCGCAGTGTTGGCTGCATTCTTCATCGCTTGATTCTCCCCAGCATTAAATTCCGAGCACGGCCGCGCGGTTTGATCTGCCCACGGCGGGACATAAAACCTTTACTTTTTCTTGGGCTTTTCCCGCGCGGCCTTGCGGGGCGCCGCGATCGCGGGAGCGGGCTTTCAATCGGTCATCCTCACGTCGGGCAATTTTCGGAGGGCCTCGAATTCCTCCTCGTACAGCCGCACCAAAACGGCGGTGGCCGTGCCCAGATCCCAGTCCTTGTCATCCACGGGCAAGAGGGCTGCGGCGCAATATTGACGGAGCGGATCGGTCGCGTCGGGATAGGTGGTCTGCCCGGCGGAGAACTCCAGCTGGCTCTCCTTCGGCGCCAGCTTGCGGCGGCGCGTGATATGGCCGTTGTCCAAACGGATCACCAGCCGGTAGCCCTCCTCATGCCCATGGTCGGCCAGCAAGCAATCCACCGAGCGCATTTCAAAACCGCTGTTGATGCGGGCGGCGATGCTGCTGATCTCGGCGGCGGCGGCAGCGATGCGGGCCTTGAAATCGCCCGAGGCCGCTTTCAGATCCAGCTCAAGAGTGGATTTGCGGCCATGCGCGCGGGCCTGGTCATGCGCCAAGCCCGCGAGATCCTTGTCGTCGAAACGATGTTGGATGGATACGCTTTCGGTTTTCAAATCCATTACCTCGACGCGGCGGCCATCTTTCGCAGGGCCAAGCGCGCTTTGGCGCGGTCCAGATCGGCCAAGTTATCGGCGGCGGCTTGCGAGGCGCGGGCTTTGGCCTCGACCTGTTGCGGGCAATCGGTGCAATTGGGATCGTCGCAATCCACATTGGTGCATTCGTCGCAATCGTCGGCGCGGCAATTATCGCAATCGCACTCGCAAGCGCCGGCGGCGGCGTTGCGAACCTTGGCCGCCGGGGCCGCCGGAGGCTCCGGCTTGGCCTTGAGCGCGGCGGGGACGTTCTTCATGCTGGCCAGCGCAGCGGTGAAGTTGCGCGCTAGCGCCATGGCATTCTGCTCGATCTCGGGCTCGGCGACAATGGCGGTGGCGAAGCCCTGATCGACACACTCCTGGGCGGTCATCCAAGTTTCGGCGTCCATCATGGCCGTGATTTTGTCGAGTGTTTGTTTAGTGCGCGTCACGTACACTTGCGCGATCGAGCCGGAAATGGCGTCCAAGGCATCGGCCATCTTTCGCATATCGGCGGCGAAACCCATGCAATAGCCCGAGGCGTTGTGGATCATCATCATGGCGCCGGGTCCCATGGTGACGGTGTCGCCGGCCATGGCGATGATGGAGGCGGCGCTGGCGGCGATGCCGTCGACGCAAACCTCGACGGGCTTTTTCTGGGCGCGGATCAGGCTATAGATCGCGCTACCCTCGAAAGGATCGCCGCCGGGAGAATTGATGCGAACCAAAATGCGCTCGAAATTGCCGGCCGCGTCGATTTGATCCTTGAAGGATTTCGCGGTGATGCCGCCGCCGGACCACCAATCGAAACCGACCTGATCGTAAACCAGCAGCTCCAAGGTGCCGTCGTTTTGCAGCGCGGCCTGGAAGCAGGGCTTTTGAGGCCGGCGCATTTTGAAAAGTTTCGCCATGATGTTTTTCTCCTTGTTACTTCGCGAAATAACGGCGCACGCCATCGGTGTCATCGTCCGAGCGGCTATCGATCAAACCCTTTTCCTTGAGCTGGTGACACGGGGCGTACAGCTGCGCGCCGGGAAGCTTCAAGGCCGCCTGTAATTCCAGGCTGGACATCGATTTTTTCTGGAGCGCCTGATAGACGCGCTCGGTGATGCTGCCCGGCTGAGGAACGAAAGCCACGGCGGCCCGGACTTTGCGGCCCGGTTTTTGCTTTCGGCGCGGGCAAAGCCAGCGGCGCGGGTGTCTCGGGGGCCTGTAGCGCCGGAACCGGCGATGCTGCCGGCGCTGCATTTCCGCCGATGGCCCGCAGGGCATTCGCTACAGCCTCCGGGGCCGCGTCATCCATTTCAATCAAAAGCGCTCGCAAGCGTGCCATGTTTTATTTCACCTCCAGTTTTTGCAGGGTCATGCCCTCATCGAAAATCACTAGCGGCGGCGCATTGGGACCCAACGCGCGACGCCCACTCCGCGCGGATCTGCGCATTGGCCTCGGGATCAAGAATTCCATGTGCCGTTAGCACGAAGACGTATTCCTTGCCGAACATCCGACGGAGGAGGTTTTTCATCTAGGGCAACTCCTTTTTCAATTCAAGATGGGCCAGCTCGGCGCTGGCGGCGGTGATGGGCCCGGCGGCGACGGCATCCGCAGCGGCGTCGATACACGCGAGCTCCTTGTTTGTCAGCTCGCAATTGCCGAAGCGGATGGCGAGCATCGCCTCGGCCATGCTGGTAACCAGGGGATGAACCAGCTGGCGCACGAAAGCCGTGTCATCCGCTTTCTTGGCGCGCGCGATCCGCTCGCCAGCCAGGCGGTAGAGATTGCGGTAGGGCGTCACGATGCGGTCGAAAGGCTGGGTATCGTCGGGCTGATTGGGATCGGTCTTCGTCGCGGGCTCGGGCTTTTCGGCGCCGGGCAAAAGATTTTCCAGGTTGATCATGGCCGATTGGACGGTCAGGATGTCGCCGCCCGCGGCCGCGCCGATGGGATTCTCGCGCAGCTTTTTCAAGATCGTGTCGGTGCTGTACACGCCGATGTTGCGCAGGGCTTGGAAGCCGGCGGTCTGCGAGGCGAAATCGCCGCGCTGCATGTCGTTCAAATTGTGCTCCAGCGTGTACTCGCCCGCGAGCAATTTGAAATTGACCTCTTGTTCGATACCGACCGCCCAGGGGCGCAAACAATAGCGGATGTAATCCAGCGATTGGTGCTCGATGTTGTTGTTCGTGGCGCGAAGCAAGCTGCCGACCAGATGCAAGGGCACGCGATACAGGCCCGAGATTTCGTCTTTCTGAAACTGGCGCGTTTGCAGGAACTGCGCCTCGTTGGGGGGGATGGTGAGTTCTTTGAAGGTCATGCCTTCTTCGAGCACCATGGGGCGCAAGGCCGTCTCGCCGGTGGCCATTTCGTACAGCGACTTTTTCAGATTCTCGAAAGCCTCGGGCTCCAGCGTTTCGGGATGCGAAAAGACGCCGGTGGAGCGCGCACCGTTGCCGAAAAACTGCGCGCCGAATTTCTCCGCGGCCAGCGCGAGGCCGAAAGCGTTCTTGCACGAATTGATGGGGCTGATGCCGGTGATACCGTCGAAAGTCAGACCCATGAAATGCAGGATGTCGGCAGGCTCGATATTCACGACGCGGCCGGAATCGGTTTGCGTGGTGGCATAGAGCAAGCGGCCTTTATCGGGACCGTACTGCGGTTTGACGGGCGAGGTTTTGCCGGGCGCTAGCGGCACCAGAGCGATCACGCGGTTGGCCATGTCGCGCTTGATCCAGGCATAGCCGTTGCCATTGGTCAAGGCGCAAGCGAGCATGGCGCCCCAGAAAACTTTCGCGCTCATATTTGGATTGGGGCGGTCATGCAAGATGGTCCAGAGGCGGTGATGACGGGCGAGCTGGACGCTTTGATCGGGGAACGTTTGTAAAATCTCATGGCCGGTGGAGGCCAGATCCTCGCTGATGATCTTGATGCAGACCTGGGCGGTGGTTACCCGCATGGCCTGCTTTTCGTTGATCAGGACGCCGGCATCGGATCGCCCGAGGCCCATGGATTCGAACAGGACGCTGTAGGGCAGCAGCGGCTGCGAGGGGTCCTCGATAGAAAGGTTTTGGATGCCGAGAGCGCGGGTCAAAAATCCCATGAATTAGGAGCGCTTCCTTCGGGCTTTTTGCATGGAAACCAGGAAGTGAAAGAAAAGGCACAAGAGGCCGGCCAGGGTCACGGCGGCTTTCCAGTTGATGGATGCTACGCCGCCGATGACGAGAGCCAGGCCGGCGATCAAAAGGTAATCTTGAAGGTCGGCACGCTCCGGGGGCGCGGCGGCCCCCGGCTGGTCGATTTGGACGATGATGCGCCTGGACATCCGGTTTCTTAGCTAACCGTCACGCCGTTGAGATTGACGGTCCACCAGCGGCCATTGCGCGAGAGCAGCTCAACGGAACTGCCGGCGGTGCCATTGAAGGTCAGGGTGCCGTGGGCGGCGTTGAGGCCGCTGGGAGGCGAGCCGCCGACCAGGATGACGTGATCGTAGCCGGTCTCGTCAATGACGGCGAAACGGATTCCGTCCTCGGTGGGCAGCGCCAGGGTCAGGGCGGCAATGCCGGCCTTGGTGATGTTCTGGGCCTGGCCGTCGACGGGCGTGATGGCTCCCGAGGCGGCCAAAAGATTCGGGGCTTTATTGGGAACGCTGGACATTTAGTTTTTCTCCTTTGGGGTTTATTCGCCACGGGCGGTTCGAACCGAGTGGCAAATCTTACAGAGAGCCATGCAATTAGATTCGACTAATCGCAATTCTGGAAAATCCGCGATTTTCTTAATGTGGTGGACTTCGTTGGCAAGACGCCCGCAATCCTCACAGATGGGATGGCGGCGCAGGAACCAGGCGCGGAACCGTTTCCATAGGGCGTCGTAACCGCGCTCGGCAGTGGTGCCGCGCGTGTGATCGGGTTGCTGGTGGGAGGGGCAGCGGCCGGTATCGACGAGCTCGGGGCATCCGCCGGGATAGGAGCACGGGCGTTTCGGAGCGGCGGGCACATCAGTGTGTACATTCCGGGCACTTTCCCAACCAGATCAGGTGCGGCGGGCAAGCCTCTATGGGCCGCTTGCAGCCATGCACCGGGCAGCGGTCCTCCCACCAGCATTTGAGCCAATAGAGGAGCGAACGGCACATATTAAGAAAGAAACCCGGAGCCCTTCACCAGCAGCTCCGGGTTGTTCTGCCGGGCAACTGCGCTACACAATGGCAGCTCCCGGCCCGTGCGTGGGGTTATGTCGTTCGGGCATTCGTCTTCAGCGCGCATTGGCGTCCTTTATTTCCTGCTCCGTCATGCCGAAATTGCAGGTTTGCTCGGAGCATTGACAGCGATGCTTGGCGCAGGCGCGCTTGCAATATTCGCCCATGCCGCTGGAAACATGATCGCCGTGGCCGTCCGGCGGATAGAGACCATCGGAATCGCGGTCCCAAATAGTGGAGCGCTCGGCGATGTCGCAATGATTGTGACCGGCCAGGGCCTTGCGGACACATGCGTCACGCTGCTTGGAATCCTTGACATCGCCGCAGGTGCCGATATCGGCCGCGCGGATTTTCTCGACGCGCTCGGAGCAATGGCAATCGTGAATGCTGCCGCCGAAGCCGCAGGATTCGACCTTGGGAGCCTTCGATCCAGGAGGCGCTTTGTATCCAGTTTGCGCCTGGATCACGGCGGCGCACAACAGCGCCAGGGAGCGCGCGCGAATTCTCATACGGCCACCGTATCGGTCTTTTCGGCGGCAGCGGTGGGCGGCCCGATGGTCAAGACGCCGCGCGTTGCATAGACCGACCGCTTGGCACCGCCGATCATCAGCCGTGAAAGGACCATCATGCAGGCCACCGCGCCATCGATCTTGTTTTCCTCGCGGCCTTCCTCTTTGCGCGGGAAAACGTTTTCGTTGGCGTCCTCTTTGGCGTTGACGTTGCCGACCATCCAAACCAGAACCGGATTGCCGTCGTGATGCAGACGGCCCTCGGCGATCAGCGCGTCCATTTCCTTCATGGGCCCGGAAAGTTTCGAGGTGCTCTGCTGGAGCTCGATGATTTCTGCGCGCGTTTCTTTCTGGATGGATTGCGCGAATCCGGCGGCGTTCCAGGGGTCGAAAACAAACTCGCGCGCCTTGTACTCGCGGATGCCCGAGACGGCCTCGATTTTCACCAGCTCGAAATCGATCACAGCGCCCGCGTGCTGGATCAGATAGCCCTCTTTGACCCAGCCCTGGAAGTGCTGATTTTCAGGTTTCAGCACTTGCTCGGCGGGGATATAGAAGCGCGGAAAAATGTAGTAGTGATTCTTGCCTGCGATGATGCGCTTGAACATGAAGACGCGGGCGGTGATGTCGCGCTTGGTGGAAAGATCGATGGAGCAGGCGCACGTCATGCCCTGGAAGGCAGCGATGTCCAGCGCGGGATCGCCCAGGGCCGCAAATTTGCGGGCGTCGAAATAGGCGGCTAGCGCGCCGCCCCAGATGCACAAATGCTTGGTTTTGAAAATGCCCTGCTTGCGGGGGTTGGCCAGCGCGGCGTCACGCTCGGTCACCAGGAAATCGCGAAACACGCTCACGTCGATGTTGGGATTGCATTTCACCAGCGCGATATCGGAAGCCCAATCGTCGTCGGCGTCGATGGTGTAGATGATCCCGAAAACCTCCTCGCGCTTGACGGTGCCGTCGAGGATCTTGATGATATCGCCCTGCAAAAGCTTGCAAGGCGAGGCGGTGTTGGTGCCAGCCGTGGTGATGACCCATTCCAAGGGCTGCTCACGCGCGCCCATGCCGGTGCGGATGGTGTCGAACAGCTCGTCGGAATCGTGCTCGTGATATTCGTCGACGATCCCGCACGTGGGCGAAGCGCCATCGCCGGGCTTGCCGATCACCGGCTCGAAGCGCGAGCCGTCCTCGGCCATTTCGATTTTTTTGATGGCGGGCGTCACGCCCAGGATGGCCTTTAGCTCGGGCGACCGCTCCAGCATTTGACGCGCCGGGCGGAAAACCTCCAGGGCCTGATCCAGCGTGGTAGCGCCGGAATAAACCTCGGCGCCGAATTCGCCGTCGCACGCCAGCATGTAACAGCCGACGCCGGCGACCTTGGTGGACTTGGCGTTCTTGCGCGAGACCTCCTCGTAGACCAGCGAAAATCGGCGCAGCCCGCCGCTAGCCGCGGGGCCCGAAGCAGCTTTCTTGACCCATCCGAAAACGCAGGCCAGGCTGAAAATCTGCCAGGGCTCCAATTGGATGCGCTCGTCGCGCGAGGCCCAATTGCCTTTGACGTGCGGCAAGAGTTCGATGAAGCGGCAGACGCGATCAGCCTTGGTGTCGTCGAATCGATAGGGCCAGGCGGGGTCAGGGATGCGGGCCAAATCGTCAAGGTGGCGCTGGCAGGCCTGACGGACGTAGATGCAGGCGGGGATGGCGCCGGACACGATATCGCGCGCGTACTGATGGGCGGTTTCGGCGAAAGTTTTGGGATTGCCGGCGGCGAACCATTGGGCGGCGAAGGCGGGAGAAAGCTTGTCACGCATGCCAAGCCAGACGGCTGCGGCGGCCTCGGGGGGTTCGAAGACGCTCGGGCCATTGGGGCCCAGCAAGAGTTCCAGGACCATCGCGCGTGTGGTGCGATTCTGGGGGCGGAGGCGGACTTTGCGGTTGATTCTGGGCATGGGAAAAGAATTCAGAATTCAGAATTCAGGATTAGGAATAGATTCAGATGCTCACATTCGGACTTTATTGCAACGTTGTGGATTGACCTGGGCATCAGAACAGGTTGCCTTGGTCGGCGCCGCCGCGCGGCTCCTGATCGAATCCCAGCAAGCGGAAGGCGCGGTGCATGATCAGCGTGCTATCGCGCTCGATGGCGACCCAGGGATTGGCTTTGACGATTTTGAAGCGGTCCAGAATCAGCGGGCCGATGGGCTTGCCGGTAGCCGGATCGAGAGCGGCCATTTCAGCCTGGGCCAATTCGATGCGATCCAGGGCGGTGAGATACGAGGTCAGGATCGGCAGGGCGGCCTCGTCGAACTTGCTCTCGGCGTTCATCCGGCGCCAGCGGTCCTTAGACGCTAGGCTCAGGTGGCCAGGAGGCTCGGGGCACGTGCCCGGCATCTCTATGACGTTGGATTCGCCCATCATATAACTCGAATAATTTTTAGGAGATTCCCGGCAACGCGAAAATTCGGC